GGCCGAGTACCGTTCGCGTAGCAAGGGTGTCACCGAACGTCGCAATTCGTCATTGACCGTCAAGCACAATGACAGTTGTGTAGACAATGCAGAAGCAGAAGCAGAAGCAGAAGCAGACAAGATCAAACCCTCTCGCGCAAAGACCGCGCTGGAGGAAGACTTCGACCAATTTTGGGCCGTCTACCCGAAACGAGTCGGAAAGGGAGCGGCGTGGAAAGCGTGGCAGAAACAGAAGCCGACGCGCCTGGATGTCCTTAGCGCGATCCAGTGGCAATTGAAACAACCGGCGTGGACGAAGGACGCCGGGCAGTACATCCCGCACCCCTCGACGTGGCTCAACCGGCGCGGCTGGGAAGACGAACCGTTCCATCTACCGTCCGCTCAGGAACGGCCTGACGGCCCGCGTGAGACGACCAGCGAGTACAACGCCCGAATCCTCGCCGAAGGACGCGCGGAGGCCGCACGCGCAGCGGTGCCCCGTCCGCCAACCCCTCCCATCGATGGAGCCGTGTTCCTTTTGGAAGAACTACTGAGGTCGCGCGGGGGTTCACTGCCATGGGTTGAGGCCAAGCGCGAGGTTCCCGCGGTCGCGAAGATGCTCTGGCCGGACGACGCCGAGGAGTCCTACCGCAACGCCGCGATGTTCCTCGCGTGGCGCGAAGAAACCATCGCACTTCAACCCGATCTGTTCGTACTTGTGAAGGGCGAACTCCAATTCACCAACGAAGCAAAGGAACTGCTCCATGACTGACGACGCGACGAAAAAGCCCGATCCGATTCCGCCGCTCGAAGTGTCGACCGATTACATGGCCGCACGCGACGGCGCCGCGATTCCCGAGGTGGACGTGCCAGGGTTGACGCCCGCGCAGTCGGCCGACGTGCTGAAGACGCTCTACCCAGCGACGTTGAACCGGCTGGCGATCCTCGTGAACAACCTCGTGGACCGCTCCCAGAATGGCGACACGACGCTGTGGATCATGCTCGACATGCTGCACACCTCGCTCGGGAATCTGAAGTGGGATCAGGCCGAGCCGAACGAGCGGCTGCGGTTGCTCGCGCTGGTGTCGCTGTCGCTGCGCAGGTACGCCGACTTGCTCCACGCGCACGCGGCTGAACCGGCTACCGCGAACCTGCAAGCGTGGCAGGACGCGATGGGCTATAACGCGCAGTTCATGCGGGACGCGTACGAGACGATCGAGCAGCAGGTGCCGCGATGAAGTCCGACGATCAAGCGGTCAAGATCGGGCGCTGCGTCGATGGGCTCTTTGCCGTCGCGAACACGCTCGCGCAACTCATGGACTGGCCGAGCGAGGACGTGCCGCGGCTGTGCGTTGCGGCCGGCGCGCAGATGTTCTACGGCGTGCTCGACACGTACGACAAGCGTCTTTCCGAGGGTCGAGTTGGTCCCGAGCAGGCGAAGATGGCGAACCTGGCGCTGCGAAAAGTCGCGGCGGACGTGATGCGCGCGATGGACGAGACAAAGGCGCGGATCGCCGAAGAACTCGAACGATTGCCGCCGAGTGAACCGCCGAGCGGCGTGTCGCTGAATTGATCGCGCCCCTGCGCGCGAGAGGAGATAAGCGATGAGCTTTCAGGACGAATTAAAGCGTCTGGCTAATGTCAATGGGCTTAGTTCGGTGACGCCCCTCCCGCCCGCGCCCGCACAGGCGGAGACGCCCGGCTATCAGTGTGATCGGTGCGGCCACCGCTACTCGTGGGTGGCCAATGCCGCCATGTGCTTCTGCACGCGACTGACGACGCCAGACGAGCAGCCGTGTGGCGGTCGTCTCGTGCGCGTCCCTGCGGCGGCACAGATTGAGACGTGCGAAACATGCAGGTTTGCTGGGGACATAGTGAAGCGTCCAGATAGCTACATGGAGCGTCATTGCTCTAAATTCGGCTGGCACGCCGATCCTGTTAATGGGCGCGCGTTCACATGCTCGGCTCACGAGCCTATCGGGAATGGAAAGCCAGACACCGGACCGCGCTGCACAAAATGCGGCTTCGTGATGGTTGAGAAGTTCACCTACGCGCCGGTCAACGCTTCGACGGATCGCGCCACGCCAACGGGCGAGTTTCAGTGCTTCCATTGCGTCCCTGCGGCGGTGACGCCAGCGGGGGAGACGGCGAAGCCTGCGCCCGTATGCTCTCGCTGTCATGGCGCATATTGGTTCGACACGACCATTGACAGCGAGACATGGAATCGCGTCGTGCGGGCGCAGGGAATCTCGGAATACCTCTGCCTCTCTTGCATTGTGGACGTGTTCGCGACGGCTGGAGAATCGTTCACAGCCAACCTGTGGGCCACGGACAAACCGCTCACGGGCCAATCTCTCACGTTTAACGCTGTCGCGCCGGACCCCTCGGCCGCTGCGCCGGTGGAGCGGAACGGCGAGAACGCTGCCGCTGGTTGGCAGAAAGCGCGATGGCACGAAACGAACGTGGCCGACGTTCACGCGATGATCGCGATTCTCCAAGGCGACATGGCCGAAGGAGGCTACTACGGCGCTGGTGTCACCAAGCAGATTGCCGATATGTTGGCCCGTCTCGCCGCAGTCGAGGCGGACTTGAGGGCCACGCATTCGCTCGCCAAGCAAGCAACGAACGGATGGGCCTGCTACGCACGACGCAAAAATGAGCACGCTGACATCAGCCGACTGCATGCAGAGTTAGACGCGCTCGCCCTCCAGCAGACGGCCCGCGAGGCTGAACGTAAATGACGGTGACATGTCCGTTCTGCGCAGCACAGCGCACGCCGGTCAAGTGTTTTGACGTGCTGATTGTCGGCTGCGACTGCATGCGTCCTGACGACTTCATTATCGTGCATCCGTCGTTTCGGAAGGTCGCGGCCCGCGCCGCACAGGAGACGGTCACGCCGTGAGAAGTCTAACGCTGCGAGAGATGCTGCGCGCTTGGCCTATTGGTCGTCGGGCGAGACAGCACGCACGGCTACGCGATGCGTGGCGTTCTGAACCAGGCGATATCACGACCATCAATCCGCCGCGCTCGCTCCGTGTCCGTATCCATACGTTCAAGCGTGCCGCCCGCGCGGCCAAGGAGGGCAAGAATGGCCGGAACTAGCGAAGCGAAAGTGACAGCGACAGCGCGAGTGACGCTGACGATTGAGATCGAGATTCCTTCCTCGTGGGGCGAGTCTTGCGATCTGGCGCAGGTCCACAAACAGGCGTCCGAAACTGCGGTAGGCATGCTTCGTGACCATCACGGAAAGCATCTCATCGGAGACGGACGAGGCCGGATCATCGGACAACCCAAGGTCAACGCCATCATCACCGAGTGGCCCCGATGACGCCCCCACTGACCGACGCGGACCTGACGGCGATCGAGGAACGGCTGGCTAAGGCCACACTTGGACCGTGGACGCTGGAAATCGAAGGCGATGCCGACGACCCGTTGCTCATCAGCATCCGCGAGATACAGCGCAGCCTTCACGATTACGATTGGGCTGAGGCTGAGGATTGGGAGCGCGATCTCGCCAACGCCGAGTTCATCGCCCACGCCCGAGAAGACATGCCAATGCTGCTCCGCGAGGTCCGCGCGTTGCGGGCGCGGATTGAGAAGGCGCTGGGACATTGCGATGCCTTCTTGTCACCAGCGATGACTTCGGATGAAGGACGCAGGAAGGTTGTCGGAATGGGCACGAATCTGGCGGCAGTTGTAGCGGACATTCTGCGTGGGGGCGACCAATGAGCATCGACACATCAGAAGCAGCACTGAGGGCGGAGATTATCCTGCACGAAGACAGGCTCACTGGGGCGCTTACTACGCGGCCTGATACGCGCACGTTGCTTCTGCTCCGTCAAGCCCTCACCGACCGCGCCGAACTGACGGCACTGCGCGAATACAAAGCGGCACACACCGAATGCACGTCGCTCCATTGCCCATTCGAGGATGAGGCCAAACGGCTGCGTGAATCCGTGCAGGTCGATGCTGTCAACTCGGCCGAACTGACGCGGCTCGCCGGGGAACTGGCCGCTGCTCAAACATCCTTCGACCAAGTGACCGGCGAATTGGTTGACATGATGGCTGCGCGCGATGCCGCCCAAGCTGCGGTGACTGCATGGCGAATCGACGCAGAGGCACATGCAAGCAGACTCGCTGCGGCCCAGGCGCGCGTGAATGAACTCGAAGACGAGAAGGTGTCCCGCGCCAAGATGCTCGAACAGTCCTACGGTTCAGGCAAGACATGGTGCTGCCGATTCCATCCGACCGACTGGTGGCATGAAGTCGGCTGTCCTCACCGCGATTGGACAGATGCCGAACTGCGAAGCGCCGGATATGGTCATCTCCTCGAAGCCGCGCGCCCCACGAAGGAGCGGATCGAGGCGGTGCTGCGTGAAGAGGCAATCAAGGTCCTACCGACGCGAAACGGCACCGTCTACGTGAACTTGGCATCACCTGAACAGCGATCTGAGTTGGCGGACGCCCTCGCCCGTGGACTGGAGACGCCGTGAAGCGGAAGCCGAGGCGCGAGGCGCTGGTGCTGGACATCGGCCTCACGACCGAAGAACTCGCGCTCGTGCAGCAGATGATGCAGAAGTGCGCGTTGACGACGCCGCGCAACGTTGTGATGTCGGCGCTGTGGCGGAACGCGAATCACCTCGGGATCGACACGCCAATCGATTGCTTCCCGAGCGACATGTCTATTTCTTCTTCCGACGACCCTTCTGCGCGTTGACCGCAAACCGGGCCTTCTGGCCGACCTTCCCCTTCGAGTGGTAGTGCTCTCGAGCGAACTCCATCGGAGACTCGCCCTGCTTGTGCGCCTCAGCCGTCAGTGAACCGGGATGCTTGACCGCCGACGCCATCCACTTCAGCCCATCCATCGCGCCCATGTGCGACTCCTACGTTTTACCGTTCGTGTTGATCGAGTGAATAATCATCGGGAGTCCGACCGCGATCATCCACCACGCGGCCTTCATGACTCCCCAGAACGCGCCGGCCACGACGAGCACGGTTCCCCAGTACCGCTTCGCATCGCCGACCGTGATCGGCTTCGCGTCTGATGGCGGGTTCGGCGGCGGATTCGGTGGCGTGGAGTGCCGCCCGAGACACGAGGCTTCAATCACGCGAATGCGAATCTCCTGCTTCGCGACCGAGGCATCGGTGAAACGCAGATGCTCATTGATACGTTCCTGCCCGCGTTCCAGCCGCTCAGCCGTCTCGTTCTGGCCGCGCTCCAACCGCTCGGCTGTTTCGTTCAGCCGATCGGCAAAGTAGTTCCGCAAGCTGTCCAACTCGGCAGTGCTCATGGCGTACTCCACGTCATCACCGAATGGGCGCGAGTTTGCGCGGCAGCACGGACTCGTTCACGCCGGGAATCTCGGCCGTCGAAGGCCCGAAGAACAGCCCGCGCGTGTCGAACTCGTTCTGGGGAACCGGGTAGAGCTTCTTTGTTGCCTGTCCAAATGGAATGAACTGCGAGAGCCACGTCGCGAGCGCACCGGCCGGGTTCTTCGTGCTGAACTGATCCGGGAGGCCGGTCGGAAGCGGGAGAGCCTTGTTGTACCCGTGCAGGAGTGCCGCGAGCGTATCAAGCACGCTGCCCTTGTACGGAGTCGCCATCATGCGCCCGGCCTGCACCGCGGCCTCGGCGGGCACCGTCAACCCGCCACCGATCAACGGGAGCGCGTCGGCGTACTTTGCCAAGTCCTCATGACCCGAGCCTGGGGCCGTCGCGGCGCCCGCCGCTCCAGCCGCAGCCATCGCGCCACCGCCAATCAACTGCCGACGCAGCGCCAACTCAGGACTCGCGCCGGTCCAGTCGCGCACACTTTGCAACGAGCCGAGCCCAGGCGTGCGCTCGATCCCGCGCTCAATGAGATTGAGCGGGATCTTCGCAACCGGCATCAGCCAGTTGCCGAGTCCTGTCCGCGCGAATGCAAGCAGTTTTTCCGTCGCGTCGGCGTTCGGTTCGTTCGTGAACGTGTGCGCCGCGGCTTCCTCTGGCGTGAACCCGGCCCGGCCGTAGACGTCCTTCGCAGCTTCCGTGATGGCACCGAGCGCCCGAGACGGCAGGCCGAGCACGCTTGCAGCCGGTCCCTCGAACGGTGTGCCTCCGCGCTCGATCTGCGCGATCTTCGGATTGTTCCAGTGTTCAGCGATCGACGACAACGTGTCCGGGCTCGCGAGTGCAGACCCGAGTGCGCCGGCGCGGCCGGGCTGTTCGAGCGCGGTGTACCCCATCTCGCCAAGGTCGCCCAGGATCTTCTTCGGGACCGCCATGCCCGAGAGCAGGTTCGAGTACCGGAGCGCCCGGAGTGCGGCTGGATTGTGCAGCCCGAGCCCGGCGATGGCACCGAGCGCCGCTCCGCCGACTGCACCTTCCCGCGGGTTCTCGCGATCGATCATCGGTCCAGCGACGGCGCCGGCCGCGGCGCCTCCGAGCGGGTAAGCCAGCGATGGGTCGATGAAACCGAGTTCGCCCGAGTCGATCTTGCTGCGAATCTGTCGCTGCTGCCACATGAGCGAGCGCTGGTCGTCGGTGCGTGTCTCGGCCTCAAACTCCGCGAGGGACTGTGGCGGGTTTGGGCCGACGCCTTCCGGCGCGGCGGCGTTGTCGCGCTCCCAGATCGGTTGGAGCATGCGGTACAGGCGCTCGATGACCGGCGAGGCAGACGGCGTGGACGAAGCGACAGAGGGGCTACTTGGAGCCTGAGTGTACCCCTCTGAGGGCGTTTCGGCGCCCGTATGAGCGTTCGTGCCGACCGGGGAGTGTTGAGGCGCGGCCGGAGCCGAGATCTCAAGCGGTGGAGCGACCGGAGCGCCTTCCGTGTGCGGTTCTGGCGGTGGTCCGAGTTCGCCGCGGCGATTCTGGATACCCGTGAGCATTTCCTGAAGCGCGTCCAGTTGCGGGTCCGGCGTGGTTGCTCCACGTGGAACACCCGGAAGGTCCGGTGGACGCGATGTGTCAGGCATCCACGGCGGAGCTTCGGGCGGCGGTTCAGGTGGCCCGTCAGGCGCGTTGACGTGCCACGGTTCCGGCGTGCCTGATGGCTTGTCGCCGAACAAGGGGAAGCGATCCGGCCCGGCGTTCACCGATCCTCGCGCCTCACCTGAAAAGAGTGGCGTTCGGGCTTCGGAGCCAAGCAGCATGTCTTCGAGCGCCGCGATCTTCGGATCGCGCAGCATCGTCGGCTGAGACGGTTCGGGTCGTCCGATCAGGCTGGTGATGGCATTCCGATCACGCGCCGGAGCCGACGCTTGGTACGCGGCATCTCCAACCGAACCCATCGACTCCTCGAACGACGGCTGGTTAAGCCAGCGATCCATCGGCGTTGAACCAACAGGCGAACCGCTCGGCACGCCAAGCAGGTCAGGATGCGGCGCGAAGTCAGGGACGCCGGGAAGGTCGCGCGGAGTCATCGTGACGGGCCGAGCCGTGGCCGACTCCATCATCGCCGGTTCCGCGCCGCCAGCGCGCCGCGCCAACGCGCTCCCGATAGCCGCACCGCCCGCGCCAATCACGGCCGGCACGACTTCGCTGTTGACGCTGACGGGCTCACCGTGAGCCACGCGAGAGGCGATGTCGGTCCCGACGTTCAGCCCGGCGCCCTTGAGCGCATTCAGGCCGGTGTTCTTGCCGAGGATGGCGAGCTTTTCAAGGAGCGGCGCTCCGGCCTCTGCCGCCTTCCACGCACCCTTGAAGAAATTGCCCATCGGGATCGCGCCGAGTCCTCCTGCGATGGCGATGGCCGCTGGGTCTTGCTCGGTCCCGGCGATCTTCTCGGCCAGCGATTCACTGCCGCCGCCGAGGGCAGCGCCGGCCGCAGTGCCGAGTCCAGGCGCGTCAGCGAGCAGGCTGGCAATGAGGCCTCCGCCGATCCTGACCGCGCCCCCAGCGAGCGCGCGAGGGCTGGGGAGCCACGAGAACATACCGCTGGCTGGTGCGGCCGGCGCGGGTTCGCTTTTGACGATGGAGAGCGGCGGCTGTGCCGCGGCGTGGGATACCGGCGATTTGTCGAGCGGCGCACTCGCGACGATGCGTAGCGGCGCCTGCGGGAGTGGTTCGCTCTTGACGATCTTGAGCGGACCTTGCCCGTCGTCAGGCGCGGCGTCTGCGAATGCGTCGTCGAGCGGATCGGTCATGGGTCATCCGCCGATGACAGAGCCGTCAGGGTTGACGACCCACGTCGAGCCGTCGGAAAGGGTGTGCTTGCCGGGCGCCGCGCCCTTGAGCGCCTGTGCGACGGCAGGCGGAATGTTAGCGCCACCGGCCGCACCGGAACCGCCCCCCATCTGGGCGATGATGTCCTGCATCTCCTTTGCGGAGTACGGCACAGGACGACCATTGTTCGGGTCGATCTTCCGCGCGTTCTTGAGGACGCTCGTCAGGAGCGCAATGCCCTGATTCTGCTTTCCAGCGGCGGCAAGTTCAGCCGCCTTGACCTTTGCGTCGGCCTCAGCGGTACGGGCCGTCACGTAATCCTCGCCTCGAAGTCGAGCCGCTTCCTCTTTGCCGGCTGAAGTGATGTCAGCGACCCGCGACGGCCCGGTGACGTACTGCTCGTGCAGTTTGGCGAGCGCGTCTTCGAGCGCCGAGCCGCGGAGCGCCTGCTGCGCCGGCGACATCGCCTCCCGCGCCTGCGACTCAGCCGTGTTCGTGGCGAGCTCGTTCCCGAGTGCGTTCTTCGACCGGGCCTCGGTGTCTTGAAAGTCCGAATCGGCCGCGAGCCGTTCAGCCTCTTTCTGCGCGTTGAAATCGTGCTGCGCCTTCTCCTGAGAGAGCGCGCGCAACGACGCCGGGTTCGCGACGTCCATCGCCGCGCCCTTCGCGACCGCATCCTCGTGAGCACGGTCCATCTCGGCGTTGCGAAGCCCGTTCTGGAAAATGAAGTTCTCTTTGCCGAACTCGCCGAGTTTACCGGTAATGTCGGCCAGATCCATCGCCGAAAGATGTCCAGACGCGCCGTTGCCCATCGCGGCCGACTCAAACGGGTGCGCCTGGCTCCATCCGGCGCCGGGATCGGACGCCGAGTTCGATCCACCGGACATCGACGCGAGTGCCGCCAGTGCGTCGGACGGATCGCCGGCAGACTCGTCAATCACGCCGCCTAGCGACGGATCGAAATCCGACATGCCAGGCACCGGGCGCGGCTGACTGAGGCTGATGAGTGATTGCGGAATCGGCATTACCGCCCCCTCTGGCGCCCCGCGCGCCGCATCTTCCCCCAGGCGCTCGCCGGCGCGGCCTGAGCCGCCGTGTTCTGCGCTTGGGCGCTACGGTTCGCGGCGCCCGCGGCCTCGGCGGTCGTCGCATCGGCGGGCGCCGCACCTGCGGCCTGCAATCGGGCCCGAAGATTCTCCGCGATCTGCGATGTCGGGTCCGTTGCTGGAACCGGGCCGTCAACCGTGTGCGGAGGCACCTGCGAGTGCGCCCACACGGACGCGGACTGCGCGCCATCGCTCATATCCTGCGCGGTGGGCTGTCCATCGAAGGCCATCTCCGGCTGCACGGCTGGCGCGTAGATCGACCCGTCCAGCGTGGGACCGCCTTCGCGGACCGGCTGAATTTGCGGCCCTCGGATCGCGCCACTGGCAAGCGCGCTCAAGCCCGAGAGCGCCGACTTGCCTGACAGGCCGTTGTAGGAGCCATCGAAAGCCGCCATCAGTACACCGTTCCCCTCTGTGCTGCGAGTGTGACGAGCGCGCGGCCGGATGCGGGAATCGTTCGCGTCCCAAGCCCCTGTTCGAGTGGCGTCTGTTGTGCCGCGCCCCAGCCCTCATTCTGCTGCGGCTGTCCGACGCTGCCAAGCGCGGTCATCGACGGCGAGATGGACGAAGGTGTCGGCGCGGGCGCTCCACCATCGCTTACAGGTCCGATGCCTCCACCGCCACCGCTTCCGCCGCTTCCGCCGCTTCCACCACCGTACCCGCCACTGTCAGGCGGCGGAGGCGCAGCGACCGGAGGCACGTACGCAGGCGGCGGAGGCGCAATACCCAAGCCCCCAGGCGGAGGCACGGTCAGGCCGGGACCGCCGAGTTGGGCCGGTCCACCACCCTGCGACGGGGGGACCCACACCTTCCCGCCGACTGGCTGTACGCCGAAGCCTGCCATGACTCAGTACAACTGTCCGTAGACGCCAAGAAGCGCGTTCAGCCGCGCATTCGAGGCGTTCAGGTTGGCGATCTGGAGTTGGGTCGCATTGTTCCCAGAGGCGATCGACCGCGCGCTGTCGTAGCCCATCTCGGCGAGCTTTTCCTTCTCGGCGACGTCGGCTCGGTTTTGGATGATTGAGCGGTCGGTCGCGGCCGAGTCTCCGAGCGACTGCGCGACGAGTCCGCGGAGTGCCGCGCTGTGAATCCCGCTGCCCTCGATGCCTCGCGCCGACATGAGCGCGTCGGTGTCACGGATGCCCGACTGCAAGGCGAGGCCGTTCTGTTCGCGCGCCGACGTCTCGGTCGCCCGTTCGGCTGGCGACAGGTTGTTCGGATCGAGCGGTCCACCGCTACCGCTGCCTCCGGTCTGCCACGGCGCCGGAGTCGTACTGCCGGGCTGCGCCCACAGTGGCAGGTCAGCCGGCAGTGACGAGGATGGAGCGGACGACGCCGAGCCTCCCCCACCAACAGAACTGAGTGCGGCGAGCGATCCGCTCCCGCCTTGTCCAGTCAGGTACGAAAGGATTGTCGCCCGGCCTGCGGCCTTATCGGCGGCGGTCTGCTCGGCGAGCCGTTCCTGCGCCTGCTGGATCGTGAGTTGGCCTGACGCAACCGCCTCGCTGGCCTGGGCTTCGCGTTCCTTCTCGGCGGCATCCGCTGCGGCCTGCGCGTTCGTCGCGGCGTTCTGCTTCGACGTTTCGGCCAGTTGCGCGAGGGCCGTCTGAGACGCGGCCTTCGTTGCGGCGTCTTGCGATGCGGCCTGAGTCGCCGCGGCGGTCGTCGTCGCGTTGGCGGCGTTGGCCGATGGGCTGTTTTGGTTCCCGGACGCGGGACCGCCAGGAATGGGCCAGATGCCGCTCGAATCGCGGTAATAGCCGGGCGGAACGGGATCAGTCAGCCAACCCATAGCGGCGCGCTCCTTCGGCGCTTACTGGCCCTTGACGGACGCGGCGGTCGCTTGAACTTCGCCACCGTCATGCACGCTGTTCGCGATCTGCACGACGGCCGAAATCGCGGATGCCGCCGACGCTGCGACCACGCTCGGATCAATGACCTGATGCCCGACCTGTGCGTTGACGCCCTCGGCCGCGATACCGGCAACCTGCACGACCTGTGCGAGCTTGTCCGTGCCGGTGAGCGCCGTGGTTTCAGCCGCGCCAATCGCCGCAGTGACGGCCGGCGCAATGGGCGCCAACGGCGTGAACGCGAGGATCATCGGGCCGAACGTTTCGAGAATCTGCAACCACTTTGGAGTCGCCATGTATGTCTCCTTGACCGGGGTAGTCTACACCCGTTCATCTTCTATTCATCTACAGGACGCCGGTTGATAGCAGTCCGAGCGCCGTCACGACGCCTCCCGCACTGTTCGGCACGAAGACGGCGATCGTCGCGCCATCGGGCCACTCGGTGAGGCCATCACCGAAGTTACCGCCCGGTGTCGCCCAATTCGCGACGGTTGGAGTGGCGGTCGGTGGATCGGCGTGCCCGTACGTGCCGTCAGGATTTACGTGGGCAATATTGCCCTCGGGGTCCACGGGAATCACGAACGCGCCCGGCTTGTTCGAGGCGGGTTTCGGGCGCCCGTACGCCGCGATTGCCATGTGGGGAAGTTGCACAAGTCCGTAGGCCATCAGTTGACTCCTCCAAAAAGCAGCAGATCGTTCGTTGTGAATGCGGTGGGCTTCGTCACCGGGTTGAGCGTGGCCGGCCCAGGCGATGCGGCCATGAACCGTCGCAACACTTCGGGCAAGGAGTCGATCGCGTCTCCGCGATTCGCGCAGAAGTGGCTCACGGTCATGACGCGCGGGTCCACGTTGGCGAGATGCACGTACTCGGGCTGACAATCGAGAATGTCCTGTTCGGTCCAGCGGTAGAAGACGACGCCGTTGACGACGTACTCCTGCCGGTAGCCCATGCCAACGATGACGATCTGGCCGGTCCACACGCCGAGGAGCCATGTCAGGTTCATCCACCAGCGAGCGATCGACGCGGAGAGTGATTCACCGACGATGCGGTAGCACTCGACAAACACGACGTCACACCACGGACGCAGCCCCTTCGGCAGCGTCGTGAGCACACCGCCGTCGTGGAGCCACCCGATCCGAGTCTTGTGCGCGCCGGCCACGACTCGATCGGCGGTGATGTCCGCGTTCTCCGTGAACATCCCGGCGAGCACCTTGTCGGAGGGCCACGCATTGCCGGTCACGGACGGATTGCCAGCCACCCATGTCTGCGTCCACTCGCCGACGATGCGGATCAAGATGCCTCCGCTCGTATCGGTCAACGGCTGCGCTTGGCAGAACGGCGCGATGGTGACGCGATGGTTGAACGGGGGGATGTCTGGGATCGTGACCGGAGTGGTGCCGACATACCCCGGAAGCTCGGACTGCTGGCCGCGCCAGAGCGCCGCCTGTTGCAACTTGGGCTTATCGAGCGCGGTGATGACGCTGTACGTGCCGTCACGATTCACGCAGCACTTCGGCCAGCGGAGCGGGTTGTGTCCGAGAAATAGCGACGTCGGGAAGGTCGCGCCGTCCACCTCAACGAAGACGCCAGAAACTTGCGGAGGTCCAACGACCGGCTGACCGACGACGAGGGAATCGAGGCCGCTGTGCGCTGACACCGCGAGGAGCATCGTCACGCCGTCAATCGTCGTGCTCCGGTAGTAGTCGGTCCATCGCGGATCTCGAGGATACGGCCAGTCGAGGATACCCTGTGTCGTGCCGCCGATCTGGCCTTGGATCGTGATCTGGTTCGTCTGCGTCGAAACGACCGTCTCCGTCCCTGGATCGATCGCCCATGCCGTCCAGGTCGTCAGACCAACGGTCGCCGCGACTCGAATCAGTTCCGCACGCGAGTCGTAGACGATCGCGCAGACCTGTTGCCCGAACGTCATTCCAAGTTCGATGAGTTTGAACGAGGGGCACGAGAGGAGGCACATGCCGTCCGTGCCGCGTTGCCCGACGCACCACACACCGCCCTTGCCGTCGATATCCGCGCAGAGGTACAGAAAGTCGTCACCGATCTGGCGAACCTGATCCACCGGCAAATCGTCGTGCACGCGGATCGCGTTCTCGATTGGATCGAAGACGGCGTACCCATCAGGGAATACGTCGCACCACGAGCACGAGGGAATCAGTGTCAGGCTGCTCATGGCAACCCCGGAAGATAGCCCGTGCCCACGGCGATCTGAAGCACCTCATGACGAGCCGCGTCATCCGTGATCGCGAGTCCCAAGTGAACCCACGTCCCGAACTCGTATATCAACTGATCCCAGACGATCCCTTCCTCGACGAGTTTGCGCGCGACCTGAAGCGGCGTCCCGAACGCGGGCGCGGTGAAGTCCGCGGCGAGCCCTCGCGTGTGCGCCGACGTCGGGACTCCGCCCACGAGCGAGTTCAGCGCCGGGCAACGGTACCCAGACGAGATGAGCACTGGCACGTCCAGCACGCCGCGCACGATCTCCAGCGCGCCAGCCACGCGCTTGATGTTCGGCAGCAACTCGGTAGGGATCGTGTTGTCGATTCCGGCGCGTGCCGCCGTCTGGGAGATCGTGAACTCGTCGAGTGAGAAGTGAGCCGTCAGAATCATGATCCGAACGAACCTCCAAACGCGCGCCACCCGATCGCCTTCGCGACCACGCCGCTCACCTGTTCGACGCCGAGCGTGAAGAACAACGTCGCGCCGGCCGCAGGGATGTTGCCGCCCGTGATCGCGATCTCGGTACCGTCGTTGACTGAGAAGTATACGGTCGGCGTGCCCTGACGCACGAATCGAATCCGCAACTTGTAGCGCGTGTTCGCGGCCACAGAGCCGAGCGAGGCCGTCAGACTCCGCGAGGTCGTGCCGGCCGAGCTGGCGCACGCGCCCTCCCAGACCGCGTTACCGTCCGAGAGGTACTGGATCAGGATGCGGTTGGTCGTGCCAGTGTATCCGGGTGCCGCGACCGTATCGGTCATCGAAGCGGTCGTCCATCCGAACCAAATGCGCGTGTTCGTGACCGCCGTGCCGTCCGTGACGATGTAGCCCCATATGTCGGCGTCGTCATCGAGCAACTTCGCGTTGCCGGAGTTCAGTGTTTCGATGTCGCAGACATTTGTCGCCGATCCAGCCGTTTGCGCGACGGCAAACTGCTTGCCGCTGATGATCGTCTTCGACGCGGACGATGCGCCGTTGGCCGTAAATAGTGAGACGCCGGCCGTGCCCCACAAGGCGCCGTGCCCACTCGCGCCATTGAAAATCTGAGATCCGGTCGCGACCGAGCACAGCGCGAGAAATGGCACGGGTCCATCGGACAGCGCCACGGTCGGTTCGGGGTACCAGCCATACGCCGTCGATCCTCCTCCTACCTTACGGTAGAGGTAGCCATTGTTCGTGTCGCGATACAGGTTGCCATGCGCGGCAGAGAGGACGCCCTGTGGATGGCCCGTGCCGGTCTGTATCGCATCGCCGGGCGCCGCGAATCCGAGGATCGCGAGCGCGTCGGTCTGGTTCAGTTCCTCGATGACGCCAGCGCCGGAGGACTTGCGACCGAGGAAGCGGTTCGTCGCTGAGACGTTCTGAATGTCAGAGTAGGCCGCAGTGCCGGTCGAGAACACGCCTGACGTGACATGCACGAGGCCGGTCCCTGTCGCACGCTTGACGACTTTGCCGGTCGTGCCGGAGAACAGCGCGATCTCTCCATCCACCGACACAGACTGTCCCGTGACGTCGCCGCCTGACGTCGCGGCCCACACCGGATTCGCGCTCGCTCCCTGCGTCTGTAGGAAGAATCCGCTGGTGCCAGGCGTGAGGTATGCCCACGACGACGCACCGCGATAGAGGATGTCGCCTTGCGCGGGCGAGCCGATGAAGTCGAGCACATTCGAGAGCGTGCATTCCTCGATCGGTCCCGACCCGGCCGTCTTCCGTCCGAGAATGCGCGCCGTCGCGCTCACGTCTTGGATGTCGAGGTAGGTGACGGCGCTGGCCGAGTACACGCCGCTGGCAACGTGAACGATCCCGGTCCCAGACGAGGCTTGGAGCACCTTGCCGGTGGAGTCTGCGAACAGTGCGAGTGCGCCGGCGAGAATGCTCCCGGTCGTCTCGCTGCCGCTCCCCGAGAGCGCACCGGACTCGTTCAGCGAGGAGAGCAGTTGAAAGACGCGGCGGAGGTTGTCTTCGATGGACTGCGCGGCGCGTGGCGACCAGTCGCGCGGGATCGGGTACGGCAGCGCGTACGTGAGATCACTCATCGTCGGCCGACTTCAAAGACCGGATTGATCTCGTAGCCGTAGAGCAACCATCCCACGCCAGCCGTGTTGGTTTCATAGAGCAGCCGAGTCAGCGCGCCAACGCCGATTCGATCGAGGCGAAGACGACCCACTGAGGTCAGGTCTACCGAGAACGGCGTGCCGGAAGTGCCATTGTCAGGCGAATCTCCAAGGTACGGCGTGATCGTGAGCGTGCCGCCAGACTCCTTGCGGAATAGCACCGACAACTGGCCCCAGTAGTGGGTGATGTCAGGCGCGTTACCCGAGAGCCACTTCGTGCTCAGTTTCGAGTGAATCGCGTGGGACACCGCAGCGCCCGATACGTCGGTCGGCGTGGACTGATTCTTCAGGTACACGTAACCGTCAGATCCGCCGATCGATGGGAGCAAATTGTCGTCGGCGTCATAGAGCAGCGCCCGAGCGGTCGGCGTGAACGCTGACGTCGAATCAGGTCCGAGCCATTCGTCCTGATCGATCGCGTACTTGACCACGCGATCCTCTACCGACGATCCCGCCGCAGCCAGCGACAAATCGTACGTGTTGTTGAGTGGGTCCCATCCGGCGAACGCGAACTGGAATCGCGCCTTGTTGAAAAACGTGTCGGTCGTGAACCACGGGTCCACCTTCGAGCGCGAGAGGCAGATGACACCGTTGTCGTCCCACCTGTAGACGCCATCGACGCCGAGCCAGTATGCGACGTCGCGAATGACGACCACTGAGTCACGGGCGATGCAGCCGGCGTTCTCCGCGACGATGACGACTTGGAAGTCGGCCGGGCTGGACCCGATCACTTTCAGGACGCGGTTGCGCTTCAGGAGTCCGAGCGCATCACGCCTCGCAGCGCCACCAACGATACCGAACGCATCTTCGCCCTTCGGATACGCCGGCAAAGAGTTCTCAGCAGCCCATGCGTAGAACTGACCAGCTTCCGTGAACAGCGCGTCGTCGCGTTCGTCAGCCGCCGTCGAGACGGCCCACAGGCGATCCTTCCACTGCACGATCCACTGAAAGAACGTGCCGGGAATCGCGCCAGGCGGCACGCCGAGCGATGGACTGCTCGGAAGGAGCGACAGCGACTTGTCGGGCATCGCGTCGTCGATCGTCGTCGTCGTGTTGTCGTCGAGTACGAGCCACTGAAACAGCACGGTCCCATTCGCTGCGGTGCGGTACAGGATGCGGCAGTTCACGTTCGTGTCGGTGGAGATCGGAATGAGCGTGAGTACGAGGTCTTTGTTCGCGACGGTGAGTGGGGCCGACGTCGGCGAGAGCGGCGATTGGTTAACCAGCGTGCCAGCCTGATCCTTGACGCCGAACGATACCGCCGTCGAGTACGCGCCCGTGAGTCCGGCCCCAGAACCCGCCGCAACGGTCGGCGCGCTTAGTGGCGCCTGAATGCTCATCGGCCTCACGGTGAAGTCGAACGGATCGATCCAGAGATTGATCGATCCCGCGCACGAGAACAGGATTTGCCGCGCGAGCACCGCGAACATGCCGCGCACGGTTGGATCGATCGTCACGCCAGCGGGGAGCGTGAGCGTCTGCACGGTGCCATCGGTCTTGATGACCTGAAGCGATGATCCAGCTTGGGCAATCGCAAACATCGGTCAACTCTTGGGAATGAACGTGCCGAGACAGCCAGCCAGTCCCGCCGCAGCGATCGGCTGTGACCAGACGCCGCCAGTCGTGCGCTTCAACAGGAACCCGGTCGATCCGCCACCGGACCCGTCAATGAACGGCCAGTAGAGCGCACCGCCGAATATGAACGGCATCCCCGGAAACCGATTTGAGTACGTGCCGAGCACGTCGAGGTCGGTCGTCCATGTGGACCCGTCGAACATCTTGATCAGGCACGCCGGGCTTCCGCCACCCTGATACCACGCGCAGAACAGTAGGTTGTTGAACACGATCAACCCGGCGAAGTACGACTGCGCGGCAGACGGAGCCGTGAACGACGTGCTCCACGTTCCCGTGCCGTTGCGAACCTGCACGATCGCTGTGCCAGAACTGTCCGCGTCGGTACCCGCGTAGAGCTTTCCGTTGTATGGGGCCAGCGTCATGAAGTAGCCGTTGTGCAGCGTGGCCGTCAGGTCGAGCGTCCATCCGGTGTCGATGCCTGGCAAGCAGCGATACACGCCTCCCTGATTGTTCCCGGCAATTCCATAGGTGCCAGCCCAGAGGTATCCGAACGCGCTCGTCAGGCAGAACGGGAATCCCTTCGTGTTCTCACCACTGCCATCACCGAACGCATTCGCGATCTGCGCGAGTGAGCCATTCGACGGATCGAATGACATCACTCGGCCCTTGTGATTCGGAGCCGAGCCGCCGTGATCCCACACCGCGAAGTACACGATGCCGTCTGCAACCCAGAAGTCGGAAATCCACAGCGGAACTTCGTCGGACGTCGGGTTGTTCGGGACGCGGAACTGCTCGTAGGCAGTCACGCCGTCCCACCGCACCACAGGCGGGGCGGTCGTGCCCTGCGTGTAGTTGTCGCCTGGGAAGTAGAACGCGCCCTTGAACGACGCGCACCGCTGGCCGATCGAGATCGAGCCTGGCCCGCTGCCAGAGGGAATCTTGCTCAAGGCCGAGCGCCGTTCGAGCGTCGTCGCCGCGATGTTCGTGAACGTCACACCGTCAGGCGTCGTCTTCCACGAGTTCGCCGTCGCGGAGTCAAGGCCCACCATCAGTTCGATGACGCCGGGGAACGTGAGCGGGATATTGGCGAGAGACAGGACCGATCCGGCAAGCGCCGCGCCGGCGTTCAGTGGGGCCATCCCGCGGCGCGATCCGATGCCGCCGATGCCTGACTCGCGGATGAACTCGACGTTCTCGGCGGTGAGGAGTCCACCCGTGGGCGTGTGGATGGGGCTGGCGACGATGTTGACGCCCTGAGAACCTACGGCGTATTCGGGAAGCTCGGTCGCCACGCGCTACATGCTCCCATAACCATCCGAGGATTGCTCGTCCTTCCAGAAGGATTCGACGACTTCGGGTTCTTGGTCGGAGCGCGGCGTGAGGGCGACGAGGAGGTTGCGCTTCTCGGTAGCGTAGATACTCAAGTGCTCTGGGTCCGGTGAACGGTCCTCGCGTTCCTTCGTGCGCGCGAACGCGATGATGTACGACTCGATCGCCTTGTCGGACTGGCCGGGGATCGGGTTCGGCGTGGACGTGTTGAGTGTCATCGGAGCGAGCGTGGGGATATACCAGACTTCAAGCGGCACGTCGGACGTGACGAACGGGCGCACCTTGATCGCCGGGGCCGCGACCGGAGCGCCCGCGTTGATCGTCGCGTAGTACAGCGTGTTCCACTGCGGATTGCGCGGACGTGCCGCCTGCGCCTGCACGTAGTCTGGATGCGTGAGCGTGCGCGGCTGAAAGATGAGACTTTGGTTCACGGAGTTTCGTCCAAGTACGCGCGGCTGCACCATGTGAACGCGGAACAAATCGGCCGGCACGCCAGTCACGTCACCAGTCGAACTCGAAAGCGTCATGCTTGTCGTGTCGATCGTGACGAAGTGATCCTGGTAGAGATCGATGATGCCCTTCCAGAGATCGTGCGCGGCCGAGTTCCCGTGCGCGAGCAATTCCGCGTCTGACCAGAACTTTGCCGTGGGTTCCAGCAGTTGCGTTCGTGCACGTGCGACGATCGTGTCGATCGTGGTGGACATGGATTATTGGACGACGGTCCAGCCCTTTCCGGTGGCGATGGCGAGATCGGGCGCGCTGAGTGCGGCACTGCCATAGTTGCCAGTGACCGTCACGGTTTGGCCTACGATGGTCGGAAGCGTGGTAAATAGCTCGACAATTGCGGCGCGACCTAGCGCACAATTCGCGACCGTGAACGTCACGGGAACAGGCGCGACGAACGACTGCATAGACAAGCACCCGACCCATGTATTGACCACGCTCGCCAGCACCGTCAGCGTGCCGATTGACAGAAGTTGGAGGGAACTGTCGGCATTCCATGCTGCATCCGCGTTGGTGACAGCAGGGAAATTTCCTCCGACCCATGACTGCAAGGCGGGACAGGTGGCCCATGCCGAGGATATATCTGAGACCAGAGCGAAGTCGCCGCCGACCCATAACTGAAGCGAGTAGCAACTATTCCATGCGGCGTTCAGTGTCGTGAGTAGGGGGAAATCTCCACCAACCCACGACTGCAATGATGAACAACCGCCCCATGCGTTTGAAGCGTCAGTGAGCGCCGGAAAGTCGCCGGCCTCCCAGGTCCGAAGGCTACTGCATCCATTCCACGCAGCCGCAACCGTCGTGAGGGCTGGGAAATCTCCGCTCGACCATGAAAGAAGTGACGGGCAGCCCGACCACGCAGAGGAGCCGTTTTCAAGTGCGCTGAGATCGCCACATGTCCACGATTCCATCGCGTAATTGGAGTACCACGCATTCGGCGCATCGGTGAGAACTGGGAAATCGCCACCGGACCATGTTCGCAATGCGGCACAGCCCGACCATGCGTAGTAGGCGTCCGTTAGTGACGGAAAGTCACCTCCGACGAACGATTCGAGCGCCGACAAGCGCGTAAGAGAGGACACCTGTCCACACAACTGATAGGACAGGTCCACGATCACGTTCTCGCCAATCGTGAACTGCTGGATCGAATTGAACACGACCTTGACAGTAGCTTCATCGACCGTGCCATCAGAGACGACCAACGTCTTGAGGTTCGATCCGTTGACCGACACTTCAAGCCACGGCGTGTTCTGCGGCGTCGTCAAGGCCGCGAGCGCCGAGTGACGCTTCTGGAGATCGATCGAGGTGATGTGTTGGATCGACTGCGGCGTCACGGTCACGAGCGCCTGACGGTACGAGACGCCGTTGACTGTCACGAGGTTCGAGACGTTGGCGTAATCGTACTGATGCTCGGCGACGACACCGGCCGCGACGTTCTCTGAGGTTCCATCGCCCCACACGACGTGATACCCACCACCATGCGTGACGGTGAGCACGTTCAGAGTGAGGCCCGTGCCAACGCCAGCCTGTGCGCCTCCCGTCGCCGTCGCTACGCCGTTTGCGACCGCGTACTGTAATCCAGCGGCCGTGATGCTGTACGTGAGGACTGCGCCGCCGCCATCGACGGTGAGCACCTTGTATGTGGCGACCGTTCCACCGTGAGGTGCGGCGATGGTCCCCGTGTCGTTCACGGCATAGCCAGATCCACCGGACCCCTTCGAGGATGTCGCGATTGCCCCAAGCCCGTTGACACAGAGCGCGAGATAGTTTCCCTCGTTGTTGTAGACGGCCACCAAGCCGTACATCACTTCGGAGCCAGGCGCGATTGAGGGAATCGCGACCCATCCGGCCGGCCGTGTCCACGGACTGCTCGATCCGCCGCCGCCACGTAGTTGGACGACCGTGCCCCCATGCGTGACGGATTGGACGACGCCGGTCGTCGTGCCGATCCGCGTTGCCATTACAGGGAACCCTTCACGCCAGCCACGTTGGCGACCAGTGTCGATGTCGGCTTGATGTACGCGAGGAAGACGAGGTTGACGCCGAGCCCGGCGCCGGAGAGAGCAACCGTGAGATCTTTGCCCTCGGTGAGCGGCTGACCCTCGGACCCGAAGTCGAAGTCCCACCGCGTCTGATCGCCGGGGCTGGCCGTGACTTCAGCGACGACGAGCGGCGTCCCGTTCGAGTCCTGAAGCGTGAGTGACTGCGCGGCATCGGTCGTGACGTACGCGACGGCCGACTGAAGGTAGATCGTGTGACCGGCTCGACCGGCCGCGAGCGTGAACGGACCTGCGTCCGCTGTTCCGACGATCTTGGAACCGGAGACGTCCTGATAGAAGCGCCGTTGGAACTTGTAGCCGTCCATGTCGGCCCTCCGTTACAGCGTGACGATGCGGTAGGCGACGAACACCTTGGCGGTCGAATCGCCAGCCGCGAAGTTCGCCGAGGCCGCAATGAGTTCGACTGCGAGGTTGCCAAGCAGAACAACACCGCTGGCCGTGGACGCACGCCCGATCTGCACAGCGAAGCTCGCCGCGGCCTTGATCGACGTGTCGGAGACGGTGGAGTTGAGCAAGTTGGCCGTGTCGGTGTGGTACTGCGCCTGCACGACACCGCCGCCAGTGAACTGCGTGGTGCCGTACGTCATCGAGAAGATGATCGAGTCGATGACGACCGCCTTTCCTGCGCCTGGGGCCGAGACGATCGTCTTCGGTGATGCGTGGAGCGCGATGATGTCGGCTGCGGAGAGATCCACTTCATCGACGTGCAGCACCGAATCGGCCAGCATCGTCGAGAGTACCTTCTTCGCACCGATCGCGAAGACTCCGGTGTCGGACATGGACACGTCGCCGCTCTGCGTGACGGCAGTTCCGACGTTACCAGAGCTGCCGACGATGAGCTTGTTGTGCGCGAGGCCGATGCCAGCAGGCGTGCCACCAGCGCCAAGCGTCTGCTGGTTGCCAGCGGCGTCGATGAGGACGATCGCCTGGACGTCTTCCTGATAGACGATGCCGCACACACCTGGAAGCGCGGAGATGGCATCAGCGACGGCTGCGGCGTTGGGAACGGAGGCGATGAAGCGGGTAGCCATGACTCGTGCTCCTTGTGAAGCCCCACTCACGCACGGGCGGCGGGGTCGTTTAGGGCGGCGGTTCGTGTCACCGAACCGCCGCCTTGCGCTGCTGGACCCGTGTGGGGATCAAGCAGTACCAGAGATTTACTGCCCGATCAGGAACACGCCGTTCGCTCCGTCACCGGCCGCAGAGTCGGTCGTGCCATCCGGGGTCGTGTCGGAACTGATCGTCACGCCGGCCGAGCAGATGTGGCCCTTCGGGTAGAACACCTCGTCCACCAGTACGGCCGACTGCGACAGCGCGAGGAACTGCGTGGACGCGGCCTGCGTCGAGGCGTGGTTCGATGCCTTGAGCGTGGCCGCAGTCGTCGTCGGCTTCGAGGCCAGCACGGCGTACACCGTGCAGGGTGCGTCGGCGATCACCACGTCGGCGGTTGGCGAGGCGAACTCGACGACCTGCAACTGCGGCTTGCCGCCCTGCGTCATGAGCCAGCGCCAGAACTCGATCGCCATGCCGTTCGCGGCGGCATCGATCGCGGCAGCGTGGAAGAAGCGACGTTTCGCGAGAACGGGATCTTGCAGGGAAAGAGCCATGGGACAAACCTCCTCAGTGAGACAGTCAGACGCCTATTCGGGCGTCCCCGGAGTCGCCGGGTGTTCGGTCCCGTTGGTAACATCACCTTCAGGACGTTTCGACAGCGCCACTCTAGCACCTGTCCGGTACAAATATCCAGTTCGCATCGCTCGCGCACGCGATCGAAGCTCCTCGCGAATCCCGGCATCCACCGCGGCTTCCCGCAGCGTGTCTCGATGTTCGAGCGAGTCCGCGATCTTCTCGATGTCGCCGCCGTGGACGTGCCAGGTATCCCGGCGCCGTAACTGCGCGACGACGAGCTCGGCCGGCGCATCGATCGCGGGCGGTGGAATCGTCGTCACCGGCACGAGGCCGCGTTGCAGGCAAACGCGCGTGTCTGGGTGCAGACCGGGAATCGCGCCGAACAGTTTCCCGTTCATGGGGCCGGAGTGTCGCGCGAGGCGCGCGAGGCGGTACGTGCGGTGCTTCTGCGAGACGTAGACGCGCAGATCGGCGTCGTAGCGTTCCAGCGCCGACAACCACGCGGCGCTCGGTTCACGCAGCGCGAACGGATTCGGCAGTCCCTCGATCCAGATCGACATCAGGACTACCCGCGCGCCGTGTCAGCCGTGAACAGCGCGTCAGGCCCGACGCCCATAGCATCGGACGGCACGCGGCGCACCGGAGGCCGCACGCCCGTCTCGATCCCGACTGCCTCTGACGCATCGCCATCCATCTTCGCACGATCGAATCGCTCGATCGCCGTGTGCTCCTCGCCCTCGGGAATCGGCGAGCAGTCATCGGTTGTGCCCTCGACGCCCACGAGGTAGTCACCTTCCATCCCGCTAGCATCGAACGAGCCCATGCGCGGGTGCTGCTGCTTCGCAAACCGAATCCAGTCAGCCGTGACGTGGTTCGGCCCCGGCTTCAGGATGATCTGCACGCCGGACTTCTGGATCGTCAGCGGCTTCGACGTTCGATTCACGAGCACCTTCGGTTCGCCGGTCATGTTTCCCCTCCGAAAGACGAACGGGCGGCACAGGAGAGTCCCATGCCGCCCGCCGCCGAACTACTCAAGCGTTGCGAGCGTGGCGCTATCCCCCGATGGGTCTCACGACCACGACCGTCGCCCCTGTGACCCCATCTGCTCTCCAACACACCGAGGGCAACTTGGCATGATTTTGCTTCCGAATGCGGTACCACGCCTCGAAGGCATCGCGCGCCGACGCGCCCGTGCCCGCGCGGACGAGAATGCGCCCGTCCTCATCGACCCACTTGCCCTTCTCGCTGACGTACGAGCACAGGCCCATCTGTTCGGTGTCGAGGCCCATGATCATGCCGTACGGGAAGTCGCGGATGACTCGGATCGGCACTTCGCCGAGCGTGATGTCGCCCTTCGACGGAGCCGCGAACGCCGCGGTGCCACCATCGGGCGTCTGGAGGTCTTCGCCCGTGTAGCGGCGATCCGCCTGGGTGAGCTTCAGGTACACCCGGCGCATCGAGTGGTGCATGACCATCAGGTCGGTGACGCCGTTCATGCGCTGGTCGGTGACGTCGGCGAGCATCTGGAACAGGTCGATCGACATAGCGCCGGTCGAGGCGTTGACGTACGCGTTCGCGTAGTCGTAGACCGTCCGGTCGATGCCGAAGTAGTCGGCACGGTAGGTGCCGTCGTCCACCAGTGCGAGCATGCCCCAGAAGGCGTTCTCGTACTCGGTGTCGAGCGGGTCGGTGACGGACGAGTTCGCGGCCTTGACGATGTAGTCGTTGTCGGCCCACGACGTGTCGATCGCCGCCGCGGTTGTCGCGGTCGTGCCGTCCGTCGAGAGCGCGGCCACCTTCGAGATGCCCGAACGCAACGCGCCGGTCGCCGGGTTGATCGCGCCGATGTAGATGTTCTTCTGGAAGAAGCGGTTGCCGAACGTCGCGCCGGAGACGCCACCGGGCGAGTCGAGCGTGAGCGTCGTGCCGGTGCCCGGATCGCCGTTGATGCGGGCGAGCACGCCGCGGCCGTCGTAGATCGTCGCGATTTCGTCGCGGCGCGCGAGGTCTTTGATGAGGTTGTCGAACTCATTCGTGCGGGCGTCTTCCCATGCCATCTCGGAGCGCGCCGAATCGGCCATCGCTTCCGGCGTGAGGAACACGCGGCCCATCAACTTGCGGACGTCACCGTAGACCTGGACGTGGCCCTGGATTCCGGCTTCGGCGAACAGGCCGTACTCCGCGGTGAACATCGGCGAGACGTTGCGTTCGACGTGCGCGTCGTACATGAACCGACGCCCGCCGTACGCCTTGTCCATCATCTTGTCTTCGATGATGTCGCGGAACGGGTTCTTCTGGTTGACGCCTTCCTGCACGTAGTCTTCGATGAAGTCTTTGAGCAGGCCGTCGATGGTAGCTGTTGAAGCAATCATGATCTCGGTCACTCCTGCGCGGGTTGGCCGCGCGACGGGGTGTTAACTGGATGCAGCGTTGAGCAGAGCCGTTCGCATCGCGCCGAAGATGGCTTTCTTGCCTTCCTTGGACTGCGAATTGACGGGCTTCTGTTCGCCGCCTGCGGCAGTCGCGGTGGGCACACCGCGCGGTCCCGATTGAGGCAACCGTCGCCGCGACTCGACCTGAGCCGCCGCATTGGTCACTTCACGCCGCTGTGCGGCCGGGGCGCCCCACGTCCCCTTCAGGTCTGCCACAAACTCGGAAATGAGGGTGCGATCGGCGTGTTCGTACCGGCGCAACCGCTGACCAGACTGATCCTCGGCGATGAAGTCGCGCAACTGCGCGGCGAACCGCTGCGAAGCGCGCGGGTTCATGCTGGCACGGTCCACGCCAAACTGCTTCGCGTACTCGTCGAGCGCCTGCGACGTCATGTCGTTGGCGTGACGGTTCCAGTACGCGGTGCTGGTGCCCTGCACGTCTTGCAGGGTGCCCGACTCGATTTGCTTGACGAAGTTGTCGAGTTGTTCGGGCTTGAGGCGTGCGAAGACTTTCAGCAGGTTCGGGTTTTCGAGGAGCGGCCCGAGTCCGGGCACGACCTGCGCGAGTGCCTGCCGAATCTCGCCGTGTCGAGGGTCTTCCGGTTGGTCGATGCCCATGAGCGCACGAACGCGGCCTTGGTACTGCCGTTCCGTCTCGCCGATGCGCTGTTCCATCTCGCGTATCTTCTGGGACATCTGCTGCACACGGTACTCGGGAACCCAGTTCGATCGGTCCTCGGTGTACGTGTATTGCTTGGCTCCTCCGGCCGGAGCACCGCCGCCAGTTCCCGCTCCGCCAGAACCGGGCTGAGCACCACCGCTCGCCGGGCCGGAGGGAGAAGGTGAACCTTGTGGGGGAGCGCCTGAACCAGCACCGCCATCGGCGATGTCGTGAAGGAGGGAAAAGCTCGGTAGTCGCATTGTGTACCTACCCTTGGTGCGCGGTTGGTCCCGCGAGGTCTGGGCGGTAGGATGCGCTTTCTACTGGCGAGTTGTCAACTTTATAGAGAACTTTGCGTTGGAAAGTTACAACGGCTGGCTCATGTTTCCACCGCCAGGCGCGTGTCCGGGCAGCGTGTCCACCGCGCCTGACTCACGATTTGAGTTCGTCATCGCGAGCGCGGCCCCTTGCGGTACGTGCGGCTTGCCGTTCGTGGGAATCGCGTGCGGTTCGGGAAGTGGCGCGTGACGCAGAGGCATAGACTGAGGAGCGGAAGAGCCCGGACCGTTCGGAAGTCCAACCGAAGGATCGAGCGTCACGTTGGCGTCCTTGAACAACTGCTGTACGCGTGGATTTTCAAGGTCCATCACGGTGAGCGGCATCGAAATAGCGATCTTCGGCTTGTCAGGCGGCGGCTGAGGCAGCGGAGCCGGGATCGGAAGTGCGAACTGGTTCGTCTGCGCGATGACGTGCTGCGTCCGGTGATACGTGATCTCCGACTTCGCCAGAGGATCGTTGAGCGTGAGCGCGCGGATGCGATCCGCGTTCGCCCAGATGTCCAACTGTTCGATGTGGATCGCGTGGTTCTGCCATGCTTCGACACGGAGCGGGTTGCCCGGCGTCGGCGGCGGTGGTCCCATCGGTTGACCTGTCTGCGGATTCACGGGAGCTTGCGGTGTGACGGCTGGTTGACCTGTGGCTGGGTCGAGTCGTCCGTTCGCGACCCACTGCTCGTACTGTTCGTGCTCGGTCGCCGCGGCTTTCGTGTGCGCGTCGAGTCCCGGCGCGAGGTCATGTACGCCGAGCAAATCGTTCACGCGCACTTTCGTCGCCGGATCGTTCATGTCGAGCGCGCCCATCTGCTGCGCCTGCTGCGCCGCGGCGCGGCGCCCAAGCGACGTCTTCGGCGTCTGGGAACCGTCCTCGACGATGACCGTGATCGCGCCCTGCATGTCGGCGCGAAGGAACGTGTCGTAGTTCCACTTCCCCTGCTGGCCCATTACCGTGCGCGTGCGCTGATCCGGCCCGTACGACCGCTCCAGGTCCAGCGCAACTTCAAACCAGTCTCGGTACGCGCGGCCACGCTGCTTGAACAGCGCCTTGAACCCGGACTGCGACTGTTCGACGAGCAGGTTTAGGGCCGAGAACGCTTCGACGCCGGCCGGATGCGAGCCTTTCAGCACGTCGCGGGTCTTACCGAGCTTTTCGATGTCGTCGAGGTACTGCGTGCGGAGCGCGAAGTGGGCCTGCGTCGGTTGTACGCCATCGATCCGCTTGGGTTCGGCCTGCGTGCCTGCGATGACCTGATACCGCACGATCAAGCCGGGTTCCCCAGTGAACCGCTGGACCTCGGACCCCTTCGGTTCGAGCCAGATCGGGTTCGCCATGCGCGCCATGATCAACTCGACCATCGAATCGTTTCGGTTGAGCGCGTCCTGCTTCGTGATGATCGGATCGAGCGACGACTTGCCCCAGATTCGACCACCGACGATCTCGTACGGGTAGTAAATCCACGGCCATAGCTTGCGCCCGTGCGCTTCGTTGTCCTGCCGCGGAGCTTCGTACGGGAGCGGTCCAGGTCGGATGCCTCGGTCATCATCGCGAATCAGGTACGTCTCGCCGTTCAAGCCGCCCACGGCCCTGCACCACAGCCCTTCGGGGTATTCGGAGCACGGCTTGATCCAGAGTTCGGCTTCGATCGCGCCTTCGACGCGCGTCGGCGTCGAGCCGCCCCATTGGAACGGCGCGGTCGTCATGTCGGTCATCAGCGAGAGCGACCGGAACATCTGGAGCGACTTTTCCGCCGTCGTGGACGAGTACCGGATGTTCTTCTCGTAAGGACGGCCCTCGTAGTACGACTTCGGACGCCATCGGAGGCGAATCAGGCGGTCCACGTCGCACCACCGCTGGCAGTACGACGGGAACAGAATCTCCAGCGGCGATACGACGTCCGTGCAGCCCGCTCCGACGTTCTGCATCTCGCCGATCGGCTGGCCCGTCTGATACTGCGCTGGCACGAAGGCTTCGGCGCTCGTGCCGTCCTGCGGGCACGCCGTCACGGTGCCATCGCGCACGTCGAGCGGGTGACACATGAACTGGCAGACTGGGCATGCGAGCGCCTGGACGAACACGCGGTTGCGCGGGTCGTCGCGATTCCAGTACGGGTGCAAGAAGACGGTTCCGAGCGCCGGAGCCCAGAAGTCGGCCTCGAAGAACGCCTGCTGCATGTCGTGTTCTTCGTAGATGACTGGTTCGAGGTCGTCGGCGATCTGCGCGGTGAGGACGTTGGCCGGCGTGGACCCGTTCGGACGCACGCGGACGCCGGGTTCGATGTCCGATAGCATCGAGCGGATCGTGCTCACCGTGTCGAACACCATGTTCGTGACCGGGCGCGGAATCCACTTCGCAAGGCGCTTGTCCTGCCAGCCGCCGCGTGGCGAGTAGTAAATCCACTGGCGCCCGTAGCAGTACAGGAGCTTCTGCCACCAGCCTCGTTCGAGCAGTTCGCGGCCTTCGAGCGAGGCTTGCCTGACCGACTGGTAGATTTTGCGAACTTCGGCGTCGGCTTTCGGGTCGCCTGCTTCGAGTCCTTGGTACAGCTCGGCGGCAGGCATCTCGTCTACGCCCGGCACCGGCCTCGCCATCGAGTTCTTGACGTCTACGGCTGATCCGCCACCGCCAATGCCGCCCATTTCTTCGCTCATGAGGGATCGCCTCCTGGCGCGAGGTCAGCCGCGCTCGGCGCGGGCGGCAGTTGAACGCCTTCGTCGTGCAGGATGCCCTCGTGACGGAGCCGCATCGCCTCGTCATCGCCCACATCGGCGAACAGATCGACGCCCGCGCCGAGACTCGCACTGTCAATCGGGGAACCTTTCCCGATCGATGGCACGAGCGTCGGCAGGCCCGTCACTTTGTTCCGCAAAGTGGCGTTGTCGTGTTCGAGGAGGTTGACGCGCGTGACAATCAGGTCGTACATCGCGGCACGAGAGGCCGCTTGCGCCTTGAGCGTGCCGTTTTCTCTGAGGAGGGCTTCGATTTTCTCGGTTTGCGCGTCGATCTTGGTCTGGGACGCTTGGCGATCCGCCGCCGTGGTCGTGCGGAGGTCCAGAAAATCGGCATCACGGATGAGGCGGTAGCCAAACATGGGCGTCCGACAGAGAGTAGGCGCTTCCTAATCGTCCGTCAAGGCGACGTCTTCGGCGCGCGGCCCTTTCGGACCATTGCCCGGCTCGAATGTGACTCGATCGCCGACTGACAGCGCGGCAAACCGACCGTCCTCGACCGCCGAACGGTGGAAGAAGTACTCCGCGCCGCCCGCATCGTCCCGAATGAACCCGAACGCCTTGTCTGCCACGATCCGCGTGATCGAACCCTTCGCCATGCGAGACTCCCTACCTGAAAAAGTCGCCCGCGTTCATGATCTCCGGGCGACGGTCGTCGAAATCCTGATCGAACTCATCCGTCACGCGAACCAAACCTTCCTCGTTCGCTTCGTCCTTGACCTTGTTGCGCTCCAACTCCTGCCGCGCCTGATCGCTCACGAGCGAGAGGTTGCGCTGTCCGCTCGGCACGCCGTCGATCGCGCCGGGCACCGGCAACTCTGGCCAGAGGGCGACAGCATAGCGCAACGCATCGGGAAGGTCATCGTCGATTTTGTAGGGCTGCGCGCCGGCCGTGAGTCCGCGCCGAGTTTCCTGCACCTCAGCCCATCGGTATCCGCGCAGATACTTCAGCGTGAGTGGGCACTTCGACCGCGAGATCAACATCTGGCCCGACGACATCCACGCGTACAACCGCTGAATGCCCATCTCGACCGCGTTCGGCGCGTTTTGCGCGTAGATGCCGTGCTGAGAGAGTTCGATCGCGGCCTGGGCCTGCGATGGGTCGATGCCGTAGCGAGGCGTGGACAGCCCGACCATGTTCTTGATATTCGCCGCGTGGACCGCGAACAACTTCTCGCGCGCCAGATGCTCGCCGCAGACGACGAGTCCACGCGGAGTCGCGACGATGAACGAGGCCGCGAACGGATGGTCCGTGCCTGGGTCCAAACCGCAGATCGAGGGCCGCGACGGATCGATCATCGGCCACTCGGGAATCCACTTCCGCACGCGATCGTCGTCCGCTTCGCACATGCCGATCAGTTCACCGTAGATCGTGCCAGTCGGGAACTCGATCGACGCTTCGTACTCGCGTCGGAACAACTCTGGCGGCATCGTGCGCCGAGCGTTCTCGACTTCCTCGGGATCGATGATCGGATTGTCCACGGTGCGGTACTGCACCGCCCAGAAACCGGGATCGCCGCGCTCAGCGGGAACCCAGAAGTCCTGATGGACCCAATCCTCGCCCCAGTCAGGCGTTGACGTGACCCAGCACACGCCACGGCGCTCGGTGAGCGACGGCGAGAGCAGTTGCCACGCGAGCCGCTTGATCTTGCGGCCTTCGTCGATCCACGCCCAATCCAAACCGGGACCGGCGCCGCGGTTCGGGTCTTCGAGTGAACGGAACTGCACCGTCGCGCGATTCGGGAGCCGGAGCGTCAGTTGATCCTCGCTCCACTCCGTCAACTCGTGCTCGAACCACGCGCTCGGCAGTTGCGAGAAGAACGCAGGCATCACGTAGTCCTGCAACTCGGGGTACGACGGCGCACACGCCCATCCGATCGAGTTCGGGACCGTCATTTCCTCGATCGCCGACAACGCGCCGATGCGAGTCTTCCCTCCACGGCGCCCAGCGCGAATGAACAGCCTACGGTATGGGCGTCGTCCGCGGCGGTGACACTTCGGACAATCTGGCGTGACGACCATAGACCACGTGAGGCGCTTGCCGGTTTCATCGACGCACGAGCCGGGGCACGCGCGGAGTCGTCGCGCTTCGAGAAACGCAATCTGGAAGGGATTGTGCCGAAGATTGACGATTGGTTCGCTATTCGTGAGGCGGGTTCTCGCCATCGATCACGCCGCCGTCGTGCGCTTGGGCCGGCCGGTGGGGACGATCGCGAACACGTCGTCTGGAAGGCTCATCGCGAGGTGTCCGAGCGCGGTACGACGGAGCGCAATGCGAATGACGTTCGCCGCGGTGAGTGGAGACGGCAGCGAGGCCGACGATCGGATGCGCTTGCCCATCTTGTCGATTGTTTTCAACTCTGCCGACGAAAGATTGACCCAGAGCGACGTCTTGTCTGCGCGTTTTCTCGGCATGGTGTCAGTAGCGGGGATGATGGGCCGCGTTCGGCGCGCGTGACGCCCCAACGGTGCGCTTGCGTGGCGTTGTGCGCTCCGGCAGCGTCGGCAACGATGGCCCTCGATTGTAGTTCTGGTATTCGAGCTTCGTGATCGCGCCTCGTTCGAACAGGTTCGTCATCTGCTCGTCGGTTGTCGGAGAATCGAGCGCCCTCAGCGCGTACTGCCGCAGCGTGACCTTGCCTTCACTCAACAACTGGTCCCACTTCGCGCGTTGCGCCTCCGAATTGAACCCGTTCGCCATCAGCGATCCGTCTCGGTCGTGACGAGCGCGCCGAGCGAAGCGTCGATCGATCCGACCATGCCAGTCAGCGTCGAAAGCGTCGTGGGAGCCGTCGTGCCAGCACCAACCGACTTCGGCACCGCCGCTGCCGCCGCCGCGAACTTCGGCTGATCCACTACGACCTGCAACTGCAACACCGTCTCGCGAACTTCCGCCTGGACGCTCTTGTGCGACCGGAATAGGCCGCGCCCGTCCATCAGCCGCAGCGTGTATTCTTTGTCGCCGTCGATGATGCCCTTGAGCACATTATCGACCGCGAGGGCCACGCCGATCTTGTCGAGCCGGTCGAGTTGTTCTGGTATCGAAGCGTCCTTGCGGACTTGCTTCAGCGCCCACGTCACCTGACCGAACGAGACGCCGAGAATCTTTGCGGACTCCTGCGGAGAGAATCCTTCCATCCGCATTGCGAGGACCGCTGCGACGAACTTCGCGCGCTTGATCCGGCCTTCACGATCCCGCGTGCTCGAGACCGTGCGCCGGATCGACGCCAATTGTGCAACCGCAGCTTCCGCCGTCTGTGCGCGGACCAACTCCGACATCGCCGCAGCGGTGGGGTCGATCACGACGGGGACAGGTTCGGCTTCAGCCATCGGTCAGTCCATCTTCGCAGCACGCGCGATTATCACGTTGAGGCTCCCCAGCGCCGGCCAGAAGAAGGGGTGAATGGCCGGAGCGCGCGACCGCAACAGTCAAGCGCGCTGTCAAGCGTGGAACCGCCGTGCCGCGAAGGTCTAACTCCAACACCACGGCGCGCGGACGAACGGGTCGGGCAACTCGGGCGAGCGACCCCACGTCCATCACGCGCGCCGAGGATGGTTGCGGGAGCCGGAATTGAACCGGCGACATCGTGGGTATGAACCACGCGCTCTACCACTGAGCTACCCCGCGTCGAACTCCTACATCCCGTCTTTGTCGGTGTCAGGACACGGCGCCATACCGCCCGACTTCGACGGCTGCGGCTGGGCCTTGGCCTCGCCGTCGCCGTGGTGCTTCTGGAATTGCGAAGCGCCCTTCGAGATCGCGGACTTCACGCCGGCCGACGAGTGCGCGTGCGGATCGGTCGAGTTTTCATGAATGCGGGCCATCGGTCAAACCTCCGCGCTCATTCTGCGCCGCGACGACCGCGCCGTCAACTCACCGCCCGACGCGGATGTTTCCCACACCACCGAGTCCCGGCAGGAACAGCGACAACACCCACAGCACCACCGCAATCACCACCACGACGTTCAGGATGTTCTTGATCTTCCCGTCCATCGGAATGTACGAGTTCACGAGCCACAACAGCACGCCGACTACGATGAGCACAATCACGACCTGAATCAACGGCATGGGATCACCTCACCGCGCACTCTACGCGCCCGCCGCGTCCACCCGATGTCCCCGATTGCACATCACGGCAACCGCATCGGCTGACGTCTCCCACAGTCGATGCAGTTGCGCACGAACGTGTCGCCGCTCCGCTGCTGGAACCACCGCGACCACCGATGCCGACGCAGAAGAACCCAGCAGTGCATCACGCCTCCAGCAGATCATGCGTCTCGCCCGAGAACCCCGTTACTCGGATCACGGGATCATGACCCATGAACCACACGAGCGCGTGACCTTCCGTCACGGACCACAGCCGTCCATCAGCATCGCAGTTCCCCGAGACGGCGCGAGACACCAGTGACGATCCGACGTGCTTGAAATATCCGCCAGGTCGGATGTCGCAACGATGCACCGGCTCTGGATGCCACACCATGAGTGCACACTGCTGAATCGCGACGATCAAGTCGGGAACCTTGTCCAACGTGAACAGCAGCCGCGTCGATCCGCACGTTAGAGCGACACCGGCTTGACGACGACTGATGTGTACGCTGTTAATCGTCGCGACCTCCATCGACTTTTCCATCACTTCACCCGCGCCAGGTGCCACGCCCGGCACACCCGACAGAAATACGCCCGACCCGGCGCCGACCCCTGCGTCTCGAACCGCCGACGACGACACCGACGCTTAGCCATCGCTACAATTCGCAGCGCCCGTGCATGTCCGAGAGCGCACCGTGAATCTGCATCAGCCGATCGCTGATCTTGCGGAGTACCTGCGCTTGGTGCGACATCGACCCCTGGATGGCAGGGGTTTTGTTGGCGTCGTGCTGCATGGCCGGCGTCGGCGTGCATGGCGCAAGCACACTCGAAAATCGCTGCTCCAGTGAGCTTGCTATCTCAGTCAAGTCGTCCAGTTGTCGAGCGATTGTGTCGAACTGCTCCTGCCCGAACGTCCGCGGCGCGCTCGATGCCGCCGTCGATGTCGAATACCCGCCCTGCCCGCCCAATACCTGAACCGCCATACGCTTCACCTCGCCGCCGACTCTACACCACCCAAACGGGCAGGTCAATATGCTAGACTCCGATTCATGGACGTCCTCGCCAGAGTCATCACCGTGAACCCAGCGACGGTCGCCGATCGCTGGAAAGGCGTCTATCTACGAAACGGTGCATGGGGGTTCAACCTCCATGGCAATTCCCAGCGCATCTACGAAGCCTTGGTCGGATTGGGGCCAAACGCGCGCGCCACAGAGGTCGATGCACTCGTGGGAAACAACGCGTGGACCGGAGAATGGTGCAATGGTTGTCACGAGTACGGCCGGCCCACTGTGCAAATCGGCGAGGAACTCGACTGCGAAAGCGCCACCGTCACGCTCTGTCCGAAATGCGTCAAGCAACTCCACGCTGAACTGACCGCGATTCTCGCTGCAATGTCCACCCCGTAGCCGACCCCGCGCCCACACCCATGAGTCTTCATCGCGACCCAGCCGCCGTCACCTTCGTCCGAAGACTCCGCGACTTGGGTCGAACGCCGAACTCGTCAGACACTCCAGAACGCATTCTCGAAAACGCCATCCGAAACGGACGGAACACCAAAGGCAAACCGTCGCCACGCAAGGGGCGAACCTTCTCCTCCCTCATAGCCGAACGCTTCCCCAGATCATAAAAATCTCCCACCGACCCCCCAACTGTTTCGTCCTCAACTCGCGGGGGCCTCCCCCCGTCTTGCCTGGAATTGTTGGGCGCATGCCCTCGCACGATGCCCAAGGCGACACGGGGGTCTAACTCGACGATCGCTTAATGAACATTGGTCGCGCTTATTTGGTCATTACGTAGAACAACGTAACCGCAAGTGATTGACAGTATTGGTGATGACATTACGCTTTCGTTCGTGTGCTACAGTCTCAGGGTGCCTCGCAGGTGCCCCGATCTTACGGACGATTGGCGCGCTCTTTGAGGCAAAGCTCGATCGCCGGCCTGGCTGACCATCCGACCATCCGCAAGCCCAAGGGCCATGCTGCGCGACTCCAGCTCTACCGAGCTGTTCGTCCGCGCGACCATTCCCCACAATCAAGACCAAACGCGCGCATCACCACGCGATGCACGCAGATACCGATTCGATGCACGCAGAAGCGACACTAACGCACACCAATCGCGCCCATTACCAACATGAACGCCACATTAACCGATACGTGAATGTCGATAAGGTGCAGGGGTTGGATTATCTGATTGCCTTGCGTGCTGGTTGTGCTGGTTGCTGGTTGGTTTGGGTGCGATGTGAGAGGGGAAGTGGTTCGCCAGTGCGATGATGGTTCGCCTTCGGCTCACCGACTGATTTTTCTTTTCGGTTGGGCGTTGATTTGCGCAGATTGCGCTTGCAATGGGATTGCAACGTCTATAGGATGGTCATGTCGCGGAGGGATTGGCCTTCCGGACTGTGTGAAACGGGGCGAGTATGCCGAAACCTTCCGATAGACGATTCCTTGGTACTGTTTGCGAATGTGGTGATGCCTTCTGCGCTGGCTGCGATGATGTGGTCCAGGAGGCCGCTGACGAAGGCGTAGACCTGTATTCTCACCGGCGGTGCGCGGGTTGCGGCGAGTCGTGGCCCTGCTCAGATTCCAAGCGTCGAGACATCCGTCCTGATGTGCGCGCGTCTCACTTCGTGGCGGGTGCTCGATGACCCCGGCCACGGCTGACGCGATTCGGGTGTTACACGATGCGTCGTACGCGGTGTTCCCCTATCCGCAGGTCATCGCGCGATGGACACCGGCCATGTATGCGGCACGGGTGCCGTATCAGTTCGCCCTTGACACCTTGACGCGGGCGAAGCTGCACCTGATGGACTCTGACCGAAAGGCGGGTCTGTGATGGCGCGCCTGCGGCTCTACGTCAAACCACTGGCGGGTACGTGTTCTGGTTCGTGGCTGATTCGCACGTCACGGCGCGCCCGTCGCGGCCTTGCACTGATTCAGCCGGTTTACGAGATCGCAATAGGCGCACCGTCTGATGATGCGATTCGTCGTCACTTCGCGGACTACGACACGACGTACGGCCGATTCGTGACGGCTGATACGCCCGTCGTGTTCGAGAAGCCGATGGACGGTGCCCGATGAGCGCGACCTACGTTCCCCGGTGGCAACGTCCTGATGTGGTGGCGGAGATTGCTACCCTTTCCCATGCTGACCGGCTCGCGTATTGGAAGTCTCGCAACGTGCGGCATGGGCTCTTGTTCTACTGCCGAGACTTTGGTTCCGCGAACACACTGCCCGTCGAATTGACGAAACGCGCAGCCGCGCTCTACACCGACTGCCAGAACAAGGGCAAGGAAACCCCAGCGCATCGCAAGGCGTTTGACGCCTTTGTGCGTGACGTGCGCGTGTATCGGTTCTTGCAGGATGGCGGAACGAACGACGGCGGGCGTTTGGTGGCCCGTATCACGGCGGACACGGCGAGACGGGCGTACGCCGAGCGTTTGGCCGTCGTGCTGGGCAAGTTGGACGCGCGACGGGCACGGCAGTACCGCGCGACGATGGCGTGTGCGGACTGCGGAACGGATCGGAACGTCCACCCGGACGACTGCGCGTACTCCGGGCACATCAGCCACGAGGAGGCGGTACGCCGCGCGGAGGACATCGCGGCGCATGTCGGCCGATGTCGCAGCGGGTACGCCGGCCGATCCGTACGCCGCGTATTACGCCGATTGGCTGGCAGAACGCGAGCGCGCGTCATGACAGCCAAACGTACGCGGAACATGACGGGCATGGACCGTAGCGGACGCTGCAAGGTCTGCGGGTGGCTCACGCAGCGGAGGGAGGCGCGTAAACGCGGCTGCGTGCTGTGCGCGATTAACCGCGATCCGACGCTGCGTGCGAAGGTAGGCGACTACGACGGCACAGAGGGACAGGACCGCGAAAGTTACAGCGACACGCAGGACCGCGACAATTACGGTGCATGATGACGGCGTTTCTGTTCCTGGTTCTTGGGGTTCCTGCGGCTGTCGTGGCTGGGTTGGTGCTGGGCGAGAGCATCGCGCGAGTGCGGTACGGGAGGCGATGATGCGAGAATCCGCGATTCTGTGGCAATCGGGCGCGTGGACGGTTCGGCGTGGTGATGGCCAACTGACCGTCTATCGCGACGGCTTTACTTGCGCGACGGCTGACAGTTCGTATCGAGACGACGCGGACGGCTTGAGTATTGCGATTGCCCGGGCAACGTACTGCGCGAAACGTGAACGATAGACCGACGCGCGGCGGGTTCCGCGCGAGAGTGAGTAGAGGCGCGATTATGCGAACCGAACAGACAGCCACGGAATCACCCGAACGTCCGACCGTGAAAGGCTTGTGCAGAAAACTCGGCGTCACCTTGCGCGTGACTGGCGAAGCCTTGCTACCGTGGGACCGTCGCGACGACTGGCAGAAACAGGCGACCGGCTACCGCGTCCAGTTGCGCTACGCGCGTCGCGCGATGTCGCTGGACTTCTGGCAAGGTTCCGCCCACACCGACGATCCGACTGTATCAGACGTGCTCTCGTGCCTCTTGTCAGATTCGATGGCAGTCGATCAGGCGTTCGAGGACTGGTGTGGCGACCTCGGATACGACACGGATTCCCGCAAGGCCGAATCGACGTACCGCGCGTGTGTGCGGTCTGGCGAGGCGCTTCAGCGTGTGCTCGGAGACCAGTACGAGACGTTCCTCTACGCAGAGCAGGACTGAGGCCGATTATGACGTTTACGCTCAAGATCGACACAGATAATGCGGCCTTCCACGATGACGACGTGTCCCATCCCGGCGTTGAGCTCGCGCGTATTCTGCGCGTCATCGCGGATGACATCGAGAGCGCCGAGCCGAGTGAGTACCGCCAGTTTCAAACCATCCGAGACATCAACGGCAACGATGTTGGCCGGTACGCACTGAAGGAGCCGGGCCAGTGACGGACGCGGCGTTCTACCGGCTCGCGGTATGGGGTGTGAGCGCGGCGGCGGTGCTGGCCGTCGTCGCGCTCGTGTGGTGCGTGTATCGCATCGTGGAATTGACGGACGACGAACGCGGAAGGCGGCGACCATGACGGACTTTCGATCTCAGCTCCCGATCGACCACTTGCGCGCGCTGGCGCGTGATCCGGCGACCGAACCGCCGCGCGGCGACAACGGCCCCGACCTGATCGCGCACGAGTTCGCGCCTGACACGATGACCGAGAGTGTCCGCGATCTGTTTGTGCGGCGTCCCTCGACCTGGATTGACGGGCGCGCGTTTCAGGCGATCGGCGGGTTCGCGGGATGGTCGGCGCGGATTCGTGACTGTCGCAAGCGCCCGTATCGGATGGTGATTATCAATCGGACCACGCGGCATCACGGCATCACGGGCACGGCGTACGTGTGGCTCCCGCTCGCGGTGCCCGAGGACATCACGCCGGCCGTGCGCGCGAAGGTGCGGGCGTACGAGTTCACCGGGCGCCCGCTGGCGGACTGGGAGGCGGTGAAACATGGGTAAGTGGAAACTGATCGAAGAACGGGCCGTCGATTGCTCGTGGTGTCGCGCGATTGTGCAGATGACTCGGCACGGCATGACACGCGAGGAGGCTTTGATCGCGGGGGTGATCGGACTCTCGATCGGGCTGTCCGAAACTCAGCGATCGTATCTCTCGGCGTTGGAGTCACAACCGCGCGTGTACATGCTGGAGAAACCCCGTGGGTAGCGCGTTCACTCCGCCGAAGCATCGCGGACGCTGGCCCGGCGACGTGTGGCCGTACGGGTTCCCGGTCGAGCAGTGCTCGACGTGTCTCGGCGTTGGTCTGCGGCCGGGTTCGGCCGAGCGCGTGAACTCCTACCGTCACCGGGACGTGTCAAAGCGCGTCCCACCGGATACCTGCCCGACGTGCGAAGGCCGCGGGCGCTTGATTGTGAGAGGAGCGGGACGATGATTCGCGTACTGACGGAAGCGCAAGCCAAGGCGATGTACTGCCAGCGATGCGAGGGCACCGCCGAGGTTGACGACGAGGACGAGTACGACGGCGAGACGATGCCGAAGAAGGATTGCCCGGACTGCTACTGCGCGTCGTGCGGCGAAGCGACGGGCCAGCCGTGCATCGCACCGAATGAAGGCGATGACGACCTGTGCATCGACTGCCGCGGCGCGTTGCTGATGCGGTCGGAGAAGTGCGACAAGTGCGGCGACTATCGGCCGGCCGCAGAGATGGTGAGTATCGAGACGCGCGAGGACGTGTACGCGTGGTGCGATCGGTGCGCGGAGTCGGCGGCGCGCGAGTTCGACTACTACGACAACCCGGCGAACCGATGGGACTTGGACCCGAGGGTGTGACGATGGCGACGAAGGTAAACGACTGGTGGCGCGTGCAGCGACCGCCACGCACGCCGAAAGGACCGCTCAAGCGCGGACGATGGCGCGACCTGATGCCGGTCGGCCACGCCGGAAACCGTCACGAGACGGCGAAGCGCGCGCACGACGTCATCACGGCGCTATTGACGGCCCCCGATCCTGGCGATGGAATCCCGTGGACACGGAGCGAGCGAGCATCCATGCAGGCCACAGAGAAGCTTTGGGCCGCGCGGGTGAACAACGAACCGAGCGCGGCGCGGTGGTTTCTGATGGGTTCGACTCGTGGACCGACGCCGGCGCACATTGCGCGGCAGATTCGCGGGATGCGTCTCGCGGAGTGGGACCGGGGTCCAGAATGACCCGCGCGAACTGTACGCGGCTGGCGTGGGCGCTCGTGTGGATTGTCGTCGGCGCGTGGGCGCTGGCGCTGTTCTTAATCGGGCGATGGGCGACCGATCCGACGCGCTTGCAAATGCCCTGACCGTTTGATAGTGTTCGTGACGCTGATGCGCCGATAAGGGCGCGAGGAGGAACCGATGGAGTCTGATTTACCCCCTACCGAATTGCGGATTCACGATGCGGGCTGGCACAAGCACGCAGACGGCACCGAGCGCCTACACCACGTCTCCCGCGAACCGAAAGAGACGACCGAGGAACGCGCGTCAATTCTCGACGCGCACAACCTGCACATCTTCCAAGACGGCGGCGATGGCGGCGATTGGGTGGTGTGGCTGAATACCGAGGTGTCGGACTTCGACGGCCTTGTCATCGGCATCGGCAAGACGCGCGACGAAGCGGTCGCGCAAGCCGTCGCTGTGGTCGAGTGCATCGAGCGCACACTGCAAGGCGGTCCCCATGTCTGACCTGCTCACGATTTCCGCCGCGCAGTATCACGCGGACCCGTGCCCGTCACCGTCGCTGTCATCGTCGATCGCGAAAGTGCTGTGCAACGATTCGCCGCGGCACGCCTGGACGATGCACCCGAAGCTCAACCCGAACTACGAGCCGGAGGAATCCGGCGCGTTCGACTTGGGCACGGCCGCGCATGACCTTCTACTCCAAGGTGATATGAACGTCGTCATCATCGAGGCGAACGACTACCGCACCAAGGCCGCGCAAGAGGCACGAGACGCGGCGCGCGCCGAGGGGAAAAACCCTTTGCTCAGCAAAGTGTGGGGCGATGTGCAAGCGATGGCGAAGGCCGCGCGCACGCAACTGGACGCGATGAAGGACCGGCCGATCTTGTTCACTGAGGGCCGAGCCGAGCATACGCTGACGTGGCAGGAAGAGAACGGCGTGTGGTGCCGGGCGCGTCTCGACTGGCTCCGCGATGACCTCGCCGCGATCGATGATCTCAAGACGACGAGCACGACGGCCAACCCGGAGGCGATTTCGCGGACGCTGTTCGGCAACGGCTACGACCTGCAAGCCGCGTTCTACCTGCGCGGCCTGAAAGCCGTGACCGGCCACGATTCGATCTTCCGTTTCGCGTTTGTCGAGACGTATCCGCCGTTCGCGACGAGCGTGGTTGCGTTGTCGCCTGGCGCGCTCCTACTGGCCGAGAAGAAATGCCTGTACGCGATCGAGGAGTGGGGTAAGTGCTTGGAGTCAGACAAGTGGCCGGCGTATCCGCAGCGGACGTGCTACGCCGATCTGCCGACGTGGGTCGAGTCGGCATGGTTGACGAAGGAATCGGGAGGTACGCTGTGATGGACTTGGAAAAGCGAATGCGTCTCGCTGAGGAGTGGGAAACTGGACCACTTCTGGCTGACATCATCAGTGAATCAATATGCCACTTGTCCCTTACTCCAGTGGTCCGTGCGCTGGTGGTTGGCAATGTAACTTCGGCTGTGCGTGGCGCCCTGCTCAAACTGGACGGGGGTCCAGTTTCAACAATTCGAGACATACGGAACAATTACCATCGCGGAGCATCGCTATGAGCTTTTCATTTCGGCCGGCGACCAGAGAGAACGTCTCGCTACTGATCGGACTCTCGGGAGGTACCGGATCAGGCAAGACTTTCTCTGCGATGCGACTCGCGAAAGGACTCGCGGGCGACAAGCCCTTTGCCGTCATCGACACGGAAGCGGGACGCGCGAAGCACTACGCGGACTCGTTCAAGTTCGATCACGGCGACCTCCGCGCACCGTTCCGGCCTGACGCCTACGCGGCGGCAATCAAGGCGGCAGACGACGCGCACTACCCGGTGATCGTGGTGGACTCCGCTTCGCACGAGTGGGCGGGCGACGGGGGAATCCTCGACTGGCAGGAGGAAGAAATGGTCCGCATGGCCGGGAATGACTTCGGCAAGCGGGAGCGCGTCAAGATGGCCTCGTGGATCAAGCCGAAGATGTCGCACAAGCAGATGGTCAACAAGCTCCTCCAGATGCGCGCGCACATCATCCTCTGTTTCCGCGCTGAGCCGAAGATCGAGATGGTCAAGGAGGGCGGTCAACTGAGGGTCGTTCCGAAGCAATCACTGACCGGCCTCGATGGCTGGATTCCGATCTGCGAGAAGTCGCTGCCGTTCGAGATGACCGCGAGCTTCCTGCTGATGGCGGATCGTCCAGGCGTGCCGCACCCGATCAAGCTCCCGCAAGCGTTGAAACCGTTCTTCCCGATCGATAAGGCGATCACCGAGCAATCGGGTATCGACTTGGGCGCATGGGCGCGCGGCGGCGCTCCGGCCACTACGACGCCGTTGAGCGAAGCGATGGACGAGCGCGCGACGGTCATGCAGGCCATCAAGGACGCCTGTCAGGCTAACGGCGTGTCGCGCGAGGTGTTCGCGTCGGTGTTGGTGAATGTGGGCGTGAAGGCGCCGACGCCTGCCACGATTGAGCAGTTGCGCGCGGCGCTCGCGGCGGTCCAGGTTGCCACGGTTCACGAGGATGATCCGGGCATCGTTCCTGACGCGGACGAACTGAACTGGGGCGACCGTGGCTGATTCGCAGGCCGTGGAGTTTCGGCACGGCGCCGAGACGCGCAAGCAGCGCATTTACCGGCTATCTCAGGCGCGTATGCGATCGATGCAGGACGCACACGGCGCGTACGGCATCGACGGCGTGACGTGCCGCGCGTGCCGGTTCCTGCTCCGCGTGAGGCCGCACGGAGCCGAAGGGCCGTCGTTCCTGAAGTGCCAGAAGTACGGAATCTCGCAAGGCCAAGACACCGACTGGCGCGCGGGCTGGCCGGCGTGCGGGAAGTTTGAAGTCAACCCAGCGAAGGAGACGAAGTAGATGGCAGCGACACAACCGATCGTCGAGTGGTGGCCCGAGCGCGGCACGCAGATTGAACTGCGAAAGGGCCAACTGGTCTTGCAGGGGATGCAGGCCGGGTTCGGGCACGGGCGCGAGTGGATGCTGCACGCGCCGGAGGACATCGATCGGCTACATGAGCTGATCGGCGCGACGTCTGACGGCGACACACAGGCGGCGTACCGCAAGATCATCTCGGCGTTGAAGAAGCACGGCGGCGTCCGCGTCCGCGTCTCGTACTGAGATTGGGTGCTCTGGCGCAAGCCGAGTCCAATGGGCCGCACGGAAAGACGTGCCGTTGAACGCGAGAGCGCATCGCGCGTGACTTTGCCGGTGGGAGAGAAACCGGACGCGACAACAACCGGAATGGAGAATCGAATGGCGAAATTGTCAGGAGTGAACAAAGCGATTGCAGCGATTGACGCGAAGATCGCAGACGTCAAGGCGCAGCGCGACCAAGAGATCGAGGGGCTTGTCAACGCCAAGCACATCCTCGTCGGCGTGACGAGTGTGAGGTCAGCCCTAAGGAAGCGCAAGCCAGCAGCACTTCCGGCGCCCAATGTCGCAGCGGCAGGGCAGTAGTCGGAAGGGCGAGGCGTTCCGCGTGCTCGCGCAGCAATGCGGGTACGCGGGACTGCCCGAGCCTACCCCCGAGCGCGTGTTCCACCCAACGCGCAAATGGCGGTTCGACGCGTCGTGGTTGATCGCACCGTCGATCATGCTGGCGATGGAGATAGACGGCGGCGTGTTCCTACCTGGCGGTGGACGGCACAACCGCGGTGCCGGGTATCGGCAGGATCAGGAGAAGTTGAACGCGGCGGCGATCCTCGGGTGGCACGTGATGCGCGTGCTGCCGGAGGATGTAACGAACGGGAAGGCGATCATTTGGGTCGCGGAGTTTTTCAAGGAGCGAGGGATCGCCTCCAGAATAACGACGTAGCGTCACGGCGTCACGGCGTGTCGCAGTATTGTCGCAGTTGGCTATTGACAGGTGTGCTACAAATGATGCCGATGGCTGGATACACGAAACTGTTCAACTCGATACTCGCCTCAAGCATCTGGTGCGAGGATAACGAGACTCGCATCGTCTGGATCACTATGTTGGCGATGGCCGATAGGCACGGAACGGTAGAAGGGAGCCTGCCTGGACTGGCTAAGTTTGCCCAACTGCCGATGGAAGCTGTTCAACGGTCGCTCGAAAAACTCAACTCACCAGACGAGCACTCCCGGTCCAAGGAACACGAGGGGCGTCGAATCCTCATCGTAGAGGGTGGCTGGTTCGTCGTGAACCACTCGAAGTACCGGGCGCGCATGGGGGCCGACGAGCGCAGGGAGTACAACCGAGTCAGGCAGGCCGAGTACCGTTCGCGTAGCAAGGGTGTCACCGAACGTCGCAATTCGTCATTGACCGTCAAGCACAATGACAGTTGTGTAGACAATGCAGAAGCAGAAGCAGAAGCAGAAGCAGAAGCAGACAAGATCAAACCCTCTCGCGCAAAGACCGCGCTGGAGGAAGACTTCGACCAATTTTGGGCCGTCTACCCGAAACGAGTCGGAAAGGGAGCGGCGTGGA